GCACATCAAGAGTTAATTACTGGGTTACCAAATTGGGAAAGTGAATTTGAAACTTTCAGTAAAAAACTTATTTATTAAATATATTCTATATGTATATAACTAGATACACATAGAATATATGTCTACAACCACTATGTCTGTAACCGATGCATTTAATGAATATTACAAATTGAAAAACAAATATGAAAGTGATTACAATAAAGATAAACAAAAACTAATCAAAAATAAGCAAATGAGTTGGAAAGAAAAGCGAAATGAATTCAAACAATTGAAGCCAAAATGTATCAATTGCAAACGTCCAGTAGGAACCATTTTTTCCATAAAACACAGTGGAGAACCAAATGATGATTTTAGAGAATTAAAAGCAATATGTGGTAGTTTAACCGAACCTTGTAGTTTGAATATTAATATAAACGCTGGAGTTACATATAACATGATGGATCACATTAAAGAGTTAGAAAAAGATATTGAAAACTATAAAAATGAAATTATTGAATATAAAAATAAATTGCTTTTTGGTTATACTAAAACAGAAACAGCTGTTGAAAATTTTGATAAAATTAAAGAAGCTATCAATGACACCAGTTTTTTATTAAACATTAATTATGAACATTTGTTTGATGTTGTGGATAATAAAACAACAAATGAAAGTATTGTAAAATTGAAAGAAGAAGTCTACATTTTAATTAATGAAATAAAGATGTCAATTAAAAGGTTTGATTCCACTGGAAATGTGCAATTTGTCAGGGATTCTATTGATATTTATGTAAACCAGTTGGAATCCAAATTGAAGGAGTTATCTGGCCTGAAATACAAGGTTAATTTAGTGGAGTTTGATGAGTCGGAAGGTGTTTATCGCTTAATACAAAGAAAAAATGGTATTGCGGATTTAGAAGATAGTTATATGGCACCAAATGTAATAAATTTCAACTATGGTGAAATTTATGTAGGTAACGTTGGTGAAAAACAAAAGGCTAGAACAAAAACCGGTGCAAAAAAACAACCCATTATTGAAACTAGTCCACTAGATCTAGATAATGGAGACGAAACTGTTGTTGGTGTAACAGTGCGACCTACTTACAATGATGATGGAACAATTACATGGGAAAATCCAGAATATCAAGCTATATGGAATAAATTGTCGTCTAGATATAAACAAACTTTGTTAAACCAGGGTAATAGAGAATGGTTATTAGAAACCATGAATAAATACGTTAAATATAAAAAGGAAAACAAACCTTTGGAATTTGCAACACCAAGTAATCTCATTTTTCCACCGCAAATTTTAGAAGATGGTAAGTATGATTTTGGAAATCAAACTTACAATGCCATTTTCAACAAGCAAGACAAATCATACCAAAATACGCTTTTAACATTGTATAGTGAGAAAAATGGTGTGAGAGATTACACCATGCTGGTGGATACTTTGAATAATTTAATTAAACAGGAAGTGGGATTTAACAAATATGTGTAAATAATATATTTATAATATATAACACAACAACTCAACAAGTCAAGATAAAACATGATACTAGATTACATTTCATTCCGCGTATTTATGGTTAGTTTTGCCATTGGTCTTTTTTTTGTATACATTTATGGACCCGAGATGAAAACAATTTATATTTATCCTAGTCCTGAAAATATAGATAAAGTTATATTTAAGGATAAAGCAGACAATTGCTTTAGTTTTCAAGCAAATGAAGTTGAATGTCCAAAAAATAATTCAATATTAAGCAAAATTCCTCTTCAAATTTAATATAATTATTTATATATAATTGTATTAATTAATAAATGAATTTACATCTAAGTAGATTTCTCCATTCAGAAAATGGAAAAATATTCATGTCCATTTTATTAGGATTTGGATTAGCATCTTTATTTAGAGCAGTATGTAAAGATAAAGACTGTTTGATATTTCACGCACCCCCTTTAGAAGAAATTAAGGATAAAATATATAAATATGACAATAAATGTTATAAATATACGACAAAATCTACTACTTGTGATAAAAGTAAAAAAATAGTTTCTTTTTAGGTAAGTTACGACGGGTCGTGATTTGCGTAATTATTATAATCAATCATTCTTTATAATAATTATAGTAACAATAAGAGTAATATGAGTGATTCAGCAAACACAACTACAAGTATTATGGATTTACCGACCGACCCGGCAAATGGCGGAAATATGAATAATAATATACACCTAAACGCTAGCGAACAAATGCCGCAATCCAATATGCAAAATATGCAAAATATGCAAAATATGCAAAATATGCAATCTAACTCAAATGCAAGTTCCATAAGTTTAGACCAAACAACTATAAACCAAATTGTAAATGGTCTTCAACAAGCAAGCGCAACTGGTGCAACTCAATTACCTTCAAGAGATATACCAATGACAACTAGCAATTTAACTCATGATATGAGTATTCAACCAAATTTTATACCACCTGTGTCGCAAAATCAAATGCATGGTGAAGGTGACTATATCAATAATTATCAACAAGCAGGTGATATTATGAATGAATATAATTCAAGCATTGACCGTTCTAGTTCACTGGATGATATGTATAACGAAATTCAAGTTCCAATATTATTAGCAGTCCTTTACTTTTTATTTCAATTGCCATTTTTCCGTAAATTCTTATTTTCTTATTTTCCAGTGCTGTTTTCAAAAGACGGTAATTTAAATATCAACGGATATATTTTTATGAGTTCATTGTTTGGTATATTTTATTATTTATTGAATAAAGTAAATACCCATTTTGGTAAATTTTGATAGTTTTACACCTTTTCTCATTTAAAACGCACATATTATAAAAAAATGATTTAAATTTATCTATTTTTTATAAGAATTATAACAAATAAATTATGAATACTAATAATATAAATGGGAAAATTTACAAAATATCTTTTCCAAATGGAAAGCACTATATAGGAATAACTATATATGATATAAAAAAACGACAAAGAGAACATAAATCAAGAACTAATTCTGGTAAAACTTTACGTATTAATACTGCTCTCAGAAAATATCACGATAAACTTGAAACAGATTTCTGTGAAGAAATAGATACTGCTAATTCATTAGAAGAATTATACGAAAAGGAAAAAATGTATATACAAAAATATAATTCTCACTATATTCATGGTAATGGATATAATATGACATATGGTGGTGAAGGAAATCATGGATACAATTTCACAGAAGAAGATAAAAAAAAGATGAGCAAAAGTCAAAAAAAAAGATTTAAAAACCTAGAAGAAAAAGAAAAACTTTCAAAACAATCAAGAAACTATTGGCATGACAATGAAGAAGCGAAAGAAAATATGAGAGAATTTAAAAAAGAACTATGTACTCAAGAATGGCGTGAAAAACAAAGTGAAATTTTAAAAAATGCGCATAAAAATAATCCAGAATTAGCTAACCAACATAGTGAAAAAATGACACAAATACACGCAGATAATCCAGAATTAGCTAAGCAACATAGTGAAAGAATGAAACAAATTAATAAAGATAATCCAGAATTAGCTAAGCAAAATAGTATAAAACGAAAACAGTTGTTCATAGATAATCCAGAATTAAGAATTAAAACTGGCAAATCACAAAAAAAACGATTTGAAAGAGCAGAAGAAAAAGAAAAATTAAGCAAAAAACATAAGCAAAGATTTCAAGACAATCCTAATGCTAAAATAAATAAAAATATGCCTTATAAACCGTTTAACGTTTATGATAAAACAACAAATGAATTAATTGGTTCTTATAATTACATGTTTCAAGCCGCTGATGACATTAAGACGAGATTTAACATTATATTATATACTACTAATATAAGTAAAGTATTAAACGGTATAGGAAAAAGTACAAAAGGATTTATCTTTGAATATAAAGATGATAAATGTTAGTGAAGTATAAATATAAAATTAATTTATAATATGCGTGCGTTTTAAATGAGAAAAGGTATAATAATTTTTTAATAATTTTTCAAAATTGTATCATTATGATCGCAGTGATAAGGGTAAAATAATTCGTTGTTTTCTAGATAAATTAAATACCAAATATTTACTTCCCACATAATTGTTTTTTTTTGAGAAAGAATCTGTAAACATTTTTCTTTCATTAAATCTGCAAATATCAATAATTTATCTTTATTTCCACCAAATACTCCTCCTGCAAAATACCATGTAATGTCTTTGTAAATATTAAATAAATATTGTTGATGTAAATTCCATATGTTACCTATTCTAACATTTTCATAGTTTTTATTAGTCAGTGATTCCAAAATACTTATGTAACTTTCGTCGTCACATCTAAATACGTGTCTAATTCCAAAATCAACCCATACAAATTGTTCAGTGTTAAAATAGTTCAAACCAATAGCTTGTCTAATCCATTCTGTTTTGTTACACATAGTAAACATATATTCAATTGTATCTTTTTCTGTAGTATTTGTATGTAAATGAAAGTTTGTTAAAACATTACTATTCATATATTGATATAATTCGTAATCAGTTTTGTTAATTAAAACAAATTTTGTATATTCATTACCATACATTTTAATTTTTTCATACATTACTTCATCTACAAATATTATTTTTGGAATTTTTGCTTTTAATAACAAAATTCCTAGTTCAACATATTTTTCTATATTACAATCCTTCTTTTTATTTACATTTGTTAAAAATCCAGATACAAGAGTTGTTGTCATTCTACGAGTATACGTAAATTTATAATATACTCGTAGAATAATTATCTTTATTTCGTAATAAAATAATAAAATTTATAATTTATTATTATAATCATTCAATGATTAATAGCTATATTAGTAAATTAATAGAAAATTTACCAGTTGAAATAAAACAAAATAAAGACAATAAAACACCTATGAAGGTTGATTTAATATTAGACGGCGGTTTGTTTAATGGTAGTTACTTAGTAGGTGCTTTATATTTTATAAAAGAAATGGAAGCAAGAAAATATATAAAAGTAGAACGTATATCAGGTTGTAGTATAGGTTCAATAGTAGGGTTTCTTTATTTCATTGATGCTTTAGATGAACTACCTTCATTGTATGAATCGTTGTTGCAAGATTTCAAAGTCCAAAACAATTTCAGTTTGATTAAAAATTTGAAGCAAAAATTGGTTCACCGTATTCCAAATAATATTTGTGAGAAAGTATTTAAAAGGCTTTATATTTCTTTTAACAATGTCAAAAATGGGAAGAAAATAGTGAAAAAAACGTACCGAGATGTTGACGAAATTTTTGATTCTATTATCAAATCATCCTATATTCCTTTTGTTATTGATGGGAATTTGATATACCAAAATAAATACATGGATGGATTAAATCCGTATATTTTTAATTGCAAAACCAACAATAACAAACACAATAAACAATCTACACGAAAAATTATATTCATGGACTTACTTGGGTTTGATAAAATTGGTCACGTGATAAACGTAAAAAATGAGAAAACGAATTTTCATAGGATTCTCTCTGGAATGTTAGATATACATAATTTTTTCATCAAGGGTGGTTCGCAAACTCAAATGTGTAGTTACGTTAACCATTGGACATTGTATAATTATTTTTTAATGAGTATACGATACTTGATAGAAAAAATTATTATCTATAAAGTATATTTTTTGAATGTGATTAGCATGAATTTATCCAAAGAATTCAAACAAAACTTATTGTGTAAATTGGCGGGAAAAATGGGGAGAGAGATTTTGTCGCTTGTTATCCACCTTTAGAATCCACCTTTAGAATCCACCTTTAGAAAAGGTGGAGCCAAATCGCTAATTTTTTGGTTTTACCTTTTTACAAAAGGTAAAGTGGAGCCAAATCTTTTGCTCTACTTTTTGAAAAGTAGAAAGGTGGAGCCAAATCGCTAATTTTTTGGTTTTACCTTTTTACAAAAGGTAAAGTGGAGCCAAATCGCTAATTTTTTGGTTTTACCTTTTTACAAAAGGTAAAGTGGAGCCAAATCGCTAATTTTT